CCCGAGTTCGATGAGCGAGTTTCCCTGATAGATACTCTCCAGGCTGAGTCTCATCCATACCTTGAACCAGGGAGCCTCGAAAAGCTCCTTGACGTTATCCATCTCATTCCCGTTCCTGTCCGTGATCTTGAATCCCTTGTTCATCACGAATCCCGTCCGCTGTTCGACGCACCCCGTGAGGTGTCCGTCCACATCCACATCCGTGTAGATATTATAGAGTTTTGTGCGTCTTGGCTGCTCTACGTTGATGGCCTGCTGCCATGCCCACCGCCATGTTTTCAGGTCATTGCGTGTGAGGTTTTCCGTCTGCAACTGCAGTTTGACGGTCACGTCCTTCACTCTGCGGCGGTCCGCCGGACGTGCCAGGTCGATGTTTCCGAACCGGGTGTTTTCTTTTCTTTTATTTCCCATGACTTACCAGA